GTATTACCGACCTTTCTTGAATGGTCTTGGCAGCGATTATAGGGGCCCGATCTTCCCTACGGGAGGAAACGGAGCCAACTATAATACGTACTGGCCGGATGCTGCTCCTCAAGACCTAACGGTTCTTGTTGGGGCTGGCACCCATGCCATAGCCAAGACTGTGCCGAACAATCCAATAGCGAACACCGCCACGTTCCTCGGAGAATTGCGTGAAGGCTTGCCTCACGTAATTGGGAAAGCTCTCATTCAGCAAGCTCGTAAAGCCGGAGTCAAAGGCGCCCTTCGGGGTGCCGGTGACGAATGGCTGAACTTGCAGTTTGGGATCAAACCCTTCCTATCCGATATAGGAGCGATGGTTGAAGCGACGACAAAGGCTGATGAGTCTTTGAAGCGCTTCATTGCGGGAGCGGGTAAACCCGTATTCCGCCGCTATGACTACCACCCCGTCGAATCCGTAGAGTTGCTGCGTTCTGATGTAACCTCTGGTTACCCAGCGATGCAGTCCAACATTTACTACGGACCCGGCGGTTCCACAGGGAATTCTGCAGGCAAGAGAACCGTCGTGCGTAAGAGAACCTTACGCATGTGGTTTGAAGGCGTCTATGTGTACCAGGTTCCGTTGCAGTCGCAAGACTTAGCAGCGAAACTGAAGGCACATGTCGACCTAGCTGACAAGCTAGCGGGCGTGGAGATAACTCCAGCCGTCTTCTGGGAACTCTTGCCCTGGAGTTGGGCCTCTGACTGGTGGCTTGATGTGGGGGACATTGCGTCCAACCTATCAAGCTTCTCGAAAGATGGCTTGGTCATGAATCGCGGGTACCTCATGGCTCATGAAGTCATAGAGGATACCTGGACTCTCGAGGGAATCGTGGCCGGCGGCCGCGCCCTTGGCCCTCTGGTTCAGGTTTTCACTTCTGAAGTGAAATCTCGAATCAAGGCGACCCCTTACGGGTTCGGGACACAACCAGGTGTTCTAACACCTGGCCAGTTGTCCATCCTGGGCGCTCTAGGTTTAACTAGAGCTCTCAAATGAGCGGCGTTGGCACACAAAGCCTTCGTACGTTCATGCTGTGGATAGCACTAGGAGCTTGCCTACTCCTGATGCTATTTGCGGCAACCTTCCCTTGGAGATCCCAAGGGGAGCACAACTCGAACGAGAGATGCCATGTTTTCCGATCCTCTTACCCTCACACTGTCCGGCACCAGCAAGTCGTTCAACAGAACGAACGTTTCGGGCGCGTCTTCGGCTTACACCGAGGGCTCGACCGGCGCGTATCAGCTGCTCGTTTCCCACTTCGTGGGGAAGCGTCAGCGTGATCAGCTGCGGCTGAACTGGAGCAAGGTTGTCTCTGACCCGTACGCAACGGGCCGGAGCTTCCCAGTCAGCGCCAGCGCCCTTGTGACGCTGGACACTCCTCTGCTTGGTTTTACCAACGCGGAGAAGGCTGACTTTCTGTTCGGTCTGTGTGATTCAATCACGCGATCGACAGGCTCTCTGAACTCTGGTCTGGTTTCACAGCAGATCTGAGTCAGATGAGGGGCTGAGGCAACTCAGTCAGGATCGAGACATTGGCAGGGAAGCACTACCCCCCTTGAAAGGAGGGAGGCTTGAAAAGCCTGATGTCTCTAGTCCGGGTGGTCCTCGAAGAACTCGGGGACCAGTGTCGCACAAGCACCACTCGTGATTTAGAATACATCACGAGTCGGGTTGAACATGAAGGATTATCGTTTCTCACGATAACCCTGCCGAAGTTCGGAAAAGACCTCCAAAAAGGTCTTGACCAAGGCTTCGTCGACCGCAGTCTGTTCTTGCCCTTTCGAAAGAAAGGAAGGACAGGGTGGCTCCCCCGATTTCTCGGAGGTTTCACCGGTCTTGTGTTCGACCCCAGCACTGGAGTGCTGCTTGAGGAACCTAGCATCGATGCGATCTTTGCTTTACGTCAACTTACGTTGATGTTCGCAAAGATTCTGTTGCCATGCTCAGATGAGCGTGTCAACGGAGCGATGCTTAGGTACCTCGAGAGTGAGCAGAATGTCAAGGCGGCGGATGCCACGCTTCAGAGTTCCCAAAAGGATCACTTTGTCGCGGTCGCCACCCGTTTGTTTGGCCAGACGTTCACCGAAGTGGATCAACAGATCTTCTACGGTCAGATCGTCCCCAAGCATGGACCAGGAAGCACGGCTGATAAACTTCTGGGGAACCAGAAGTTTCAGCAAAGCGAATGGACCAGCCGTTTGGAAGAATACTTCCCCTCGGGGGAGTTTCTTCTGCCCAGTTGGCGTTATCATGAAGATCTCGCCAACACTGACATTCTCGAACCCGGTGCCGAGAGACCTGTTAGGGTCATATCGGTACCTAAAACGCTCGAGACACCACGAGTTATAGCCGTAGAACCTACGGCTACTCAGTATGTCCAACAGGGCATCGCTGAGGCTCTCGTGAAGAGTATCGACAGAGATAACCTCCTGTCGACTCTTATCGGATTCAATGACCAGAATCCCAACAGGGAACTGGCGTTGCAAGGCTCCAGGGAAGGAACCTTGGCCACCCTCGATTTGAGTGAGGCCTCCGATCGCGTCTCGAATCAGCATGTACGACTTCTCTTCTCGCATCATCCTCATCTTCGCAGTGGGGTTGACGCGTGCAGGAGCCGGAAGGCTGAAGTCTTCGTCAATGGCGAATGGAAAACCATTCGTTTGGCGAAGTTCGCGTCCATGGGTTCAGCGCTGACATTCCCTATAGAGGCGATGGTGTTTACCACCATCATCTTCATGGGGATTGAAAACGCGCTCAGCACACGGTTGACCAGGAAGGACATGAAGTCCTATCTTGG